GTCTAACTCAACCCTCGATTGTGAAGGAGGCACAGATGTTCCGTCAACGACGTCAAGAGTACCGGGCTAATGGTGGTCGGATGTATCATCCGGGCACTAATCCTGGCTACTCGTCCTACGTTAGTGGTTTCGACCACATCGAGGACGAATTTGGCGAAGTTGGGGACGTTCATGATTTGCGCATCTATCACTATAGAAGTGAAGGTGGCCACATGACGTACCGTACCGGCGGTGATGATCCTACCAGTTGGATCCTTGACAATTGTGTCATGGAAGTGATTGGTATGATGGACCCCGGTTTTTACGGACATCTGAATATAGCTACACCCGACGATGGCGTTTACGCCACCATGCTTATGCATAGGACTAACCCTAGTCGACCTTACGTCGACCTGGGAGTCCTGTTGGGGGAGATGAGGGAAATGCCTCGTCTCCTACGTATCGAAGGCCGAGGGCTCCGCCGAGCTGCCAACATTAATTTGGCATATCAGTTCGGTTGGGCACCTTTGATCTCCGATCTTTTCCGTATGTTGTCGTTCGCGGACCAGACCGATAGTCGAATCCGCGAGCTTCAATCATTAAGAAAAGGTAGCTTACGTCGCACGCTCGTCCTTGATCGCCGTGTTCTAAGCTCCACACAAAGTGGAGTTTGGAATTCGGAGGGAGTTTATGTTGTACATCCCTTGACGAAAGTCACAAAGATCACCGTTAAAGGTCATGCTAGGTGGAAACCTACCACCGCTATGCCTTCTACGGAGGACGATATGAGAGCCCTGGCCCGCCGTGCTGTCCTAGGTTTAACCCTAGATTTCAGTACGGCGTGGGAGTTGATCCCATGGTCATGGTTGATAGACTGGTTCTCCAATACTGGAGATTTCATAGCCGCGCATCGTAATATTATCGGTGCTAGCTGTGATACCCTGGCTATCATGAGACACGGTTTCACGACGAATACCGCTGAGCCGGTCGATACCGTCATTGACGGACGACCACTCAAATTTACGCGGTACAAGTCTACTTATGAAACCAAGACTCGCGCTCGTGTTCAACCTTCACTCGCCGCTGACTTGCCTTTCTTAACTATGAGGCAAGTTGGCATATTGGCTTCGATTGGCGTAACACGGCGCTTTTCGGGCCGTGGACAAAACTAATCGAAGTGGAAGCAAAGTCATGTTCTCTGATACCCTTACTGTCACTATCAACGGTGCCGCGAAGGTTCTGACCCGTATTAATCAGGATCAGTACTCCTCGGAGTATCGTCTAAGGGAAACCTTAGGCGAATATACCCTTCGCCTGCGGAATACTGCGTATACCGATAAGACTCGTGCGATCAGAGTAGATCGTCACAATGTCGAGTTGATACACACGTTGTATCCTACAGGGGCATCGTCCGTTGCTACCATTAGGAAGGCCTACTTTGTCTTTGAGAATGATCTCACGGACACGGTGGTCGACCCTGTGAAGCACGGTGTTGGTGTTTGCAGCTTCCTTTCGGAGGCCAATCTCACCAAGATGGTGAACTGGGAGAGCTAACCGCTCTCACAATCTACCAGGTTGATAACTGGTAACATTAGGGGGGCAGAGGCAGGATTCATAAGCCCAGAAAGGACTATGATGAAGAGCCTCGCTAATGACTTGCTTACAGTAGCACTCGGTATCTGTAAAGATATCCGAGTGGCATACCCGGCCTACGGCGAAGTTTCTCGAGACATTGAGAGACTCACCCGTTTGTTGGAACACAGAGGTCTTGGGATTTTCTCCCTTGACCTCCCCAATCTGGATGCCCTGTTGTTACAGGGCCTAGAGACTGGGCGTCTAGAACTCATGGGTCCTCTGTCACAGAGGAAATCCAAGAGAATCGCAGTGCCGAGGTTTTTCTCGGGACTGTGGTTGCGTGTGTTTAACAAGGATGGCCTGCTGAAGCAGGAGCCCGACACTAATGCTATCTTATTTCTTCGACAGGTGTTTTGCCTGGGGAAGAAGGCTAGCAAAATGTGCACACCTCAACGCGTTGTTAACGCAATCAAGGAGTACGTAAATGTCGAGCATCAACTCAATCCTCCGACTCTTGAATGGTCGGCGGATTGTATCGATCCTGGAAACCGTGGTCGCAATCTCCACCTCCGCGAAATTGGTGGTGGAGACCTCCCGCTCTTCCCTGAGGGAAGTTCAGGACGCGATTCGATCTGCCAGGTCCTCGAGCGATGTCAGCAAGTCGCAGACATCATCGTCGGAAGCTTCCAACCTTTCTCCCCTGTCGCATATGCGACCGGAAGAGTTGAGGCTGGACAGCGACCGGGCTTCAGGCATGGGCCCGGAGCAGTGGCGGACAGGCGTGGAGCACTTGTAAACAAATACGAGTTTCCACGTTGGTCTGCCAAGCTAGAATCCCTATTTCCATATAGGGATTGCGGAACCGTAGCTTCTGATACGGAAACGCAACCATTGAACCATGAGGTCCCGGCTCGTCTTATTGCTGTCGCGAAGACAGCTAAGACGCCGCGGTTAATAGCCGCGGAGCCTACTGAGCACCAATGGTGCCAGCAGCTTGTCCTTAACTACATGGTTGCCGAGTTTAAGCGCCTCTTTAACGGGGCGTTTATTGACTTAGCCGACCAGAGTAAATCTGGAGCAATGGCTCTAGCTGCCTCCAAAGATGGTAATCTGGCTACTGTGGATTTATCCTCAGCGTCAGACCGCCTATCGTGTCAAGTGGTTGAGAGGATCTTTAGATCCAACCAATCACTACTGCATGCATTGCATGCTTGTAGAACACGAGCTTTGGCCATCGATATCGATGGGTGCGAGGAAGAAGTCATACTTCTTCGGAAGTATGCCTCGCAAGGCACTGCGACGACGTTTCCGGTTCAAAGTCTTGTGTTTCTGTGCCTAGCTCTTGGATGTTCAATCCAAGGGCGTGTCACGTGGCGCAAGATTAGAGCCCTACGTCGCAAGGTCCGTGTTTTTGGCGACGATATTATATTGCCAAAACACGGGTATGCTGATCTCTGTTCTGTGCTTTCCCACCTCGGACTGAAGGTTAACCAAGAGAAGTCATTCTCGAGGGGCCTCTTCCGAGAGTCATGTGGGACAGATGCCTACGGGGGTGATGATATCACTCCTGTTAAGCCGCAGAATCTGGGATCCTACGGCCCCGAATCTAGGATGGCGACAGTGGATGCGTCGAATAACTTCTTTCAGAAGGGATTCTGGCATGCCGCTGAAGCTGTAACGCGTCTATTACCCTCTTATGTTGTTCAACATTTGAGAGTGAAGCGCCCAGGTTCGGAGGGTTTCGGACTGCAGTCGTTCTCTGGTGAGAAAACTGACCATCTGAAAACCAGGTGGAACAGAGATTATCATCGGACTGAACTAAAGACTTGGAGAGTTACCTCGAAGAGTCCTAAGCTGCAGTTCGGCGAACGTTTTGCGTTGCTGCAGTACCTAACGGAACTGCCGCCCCAGGACCAG